GCAACCCTTAAGAATACTGTACCATCGTCGTCAAACCATCCAAAATCAGGTCTGTGATGAACTTCAATGAAGTCATCGTTTAAGAAGAAAACTCGGTCGTCTGGGCAGAATCTATCCACGAAAATCCCGATAGGGCCTCTAGTGGACATAAACTCTACACCTTGGAACGACATTTGCCCCTTAATGTTTCTGTTTGGTAGGTTGTAAACTTTTTGATCCTCCATTAATGCCAACATCTTTTGGAATTGGGTATAGCCTGTCATAATCATTTTTGGAGATTTTCCAAATTTTCTTTCGACAGATAGCATAACCCCATTCATAAGATCTGCGGTAATACCAGCAGTAGCGGCATCAGCGAAGGTCATAGACCATCGTCTTTGAACAGGGATTCCGTAAAGAGAACCTGTCCCTGCAATGGAGGCATTAACAATCCCTGCAAGTCCCATAGGGTCGTTATTAAGCGATCCTTGCATTACAAATCCTGCGGTAGCTGGCACAGGGCCTACGCCTGTTAGTGCGGCCAATCCTGCGGAAACTCCGGTAAGACCAATCACCCCTGTAGCTACGTTTACAGATACAACTTCAAGGAGAGTTGTTTCTGCGACACCAGTTCCAGGGCCGGTAAAACCAGTTACATATTGAACGAAATCTCTTTCTTCCCAATATGCCTGGTTAAAATTAGATACAGTTATAAGGTATGGAGTTGCAACGGAACCGTTTCCGGCCACGTTAGCAGTTCCAAGTCCTTTTCCTAGCATACCAGTACCATCAGAAAACAAAATCCTAGAAGCGTTTCGCATATAGGATTCAACTGCTTTCTTAACAGTTTCTTGAGTTGCCCTAACAAATGCGCCTTCGTTTCCGATAGATGCTTTGATGGCCTCTCTTTCAACTTCACAAGTAGCATATACCTTCTTGGAGAAGATATGTGCGCCTTCATATTTTCCAGAGTTCGCAACAGGTAATGAGCCAGAACCAACACCACCCGAAAATGACATTGGAGTTGCTACGAATCTTTCTTTACCTGAAAAGTCATATCTCTTGCGGATACGCCCTTGTAGGACGTTATCAGAGTTATACATATTTTCAGATTTTTTATAATAATTTATTTTAAATAAATTTGTTTGTTCCGTTAAACTGAATTGTGCCATTTAATGGCCCTCCTTATGATCTACCATAGATATTAAGGTCGTCGAATGTTTCAAAGTCATCACTATCCTTCGTCTTATTGGAGGACGACCCGTATTCACTCCTGTCCTGATAAACAACCTTTTTATTAAGTTGCTTAACTTCTCGTTTCATGCCCAACTCCGCTTCAATTGAACGTATGATTTCATCGTTAGCTGCTTGAGGATTTTCTTTCAAATACTCAGCAAGTTGTAATACGATTTCATCATCTTCAATAAGCGAAGGATCAACTTTTTTCAGCAATTCTTCTGATCTCAAAACGGCAGGAAGGCTTATAGCGTAGGCGATTACTTGTTCTGGGGAGATACTGCTCTCATTATTTCCTAGGGAAATGAGATCGTTGTATGCCCCGACAAATTCATCTTCCGATACTCCGCTTGCTTCACGTTGCCTTGTTACCTGGTCAACAAACTTTTCCGTTTCCAATTTCTCTTTCATCGAGGATCGAGAAATTTCCTGTTTCTCTTTGAGATAAGCGTTTTCTTTCTCTAGGAAATACTTTGCTCTCTCAACTTCGTCCATGCCTTGTAACATATCGAGTTCATCGAGTTGCTTTTCAAGCACCTTCTTATTAAATTCATAACGGTTTCGACCGGTCAGGTCAAGTAAATAATTTAATGCCTCTAATGGATTAGTATCAGGGTCATCTAATAACTTACCTATTTTAGAAAAATGTTCTGTTATTTCTGCCCTTTCTTGTTTGTAGGTATTGTATTCTTCCCTAAACTGAACTTCTTTTTGTTGGATTTCGGTGGCCTTACTAATAACTTCCATTGCGGTTCCATAGTTCTCTTTGATATCAGCCAAAGATACCATGTCGTATTTGTCCCCATTCTTGAGGCGAAGTTGCATATCTGTACTAAGTTCATAGGCATCCTCCCCATCTACTGCCTTTATAGTTTTTTTAGGAATAACCGGAGTCTTATTTTCCTGAGTTTCTTTAGGGACATCTTCTTTTTTTTGTTCTTCCTTTGGTTTATTGGAATCGTCGGTCTGAGTCTCCAAAGAATCCGTATCAGGTTTTTGTTCATGTTTTGCCTGTGGAGTTTCTGTGTTAACAGGTAGTGGGTTATCGAAGGTATCCAAATTAGGATCTTCTCCGCTTGAATCCTTTGCGGTTACTGTTGGTGCTGGTAATGGTGCTGCTTCGGTAACTTCTCCTGACATAAATCTCCTATTGTTGTTGTGGTGGTGGCCCAGCATCTTCCATATTAGCTTCTGCTCCTGGCCCTGCTTGTTCCGTTTGCTGTTGTGGTGTTCCCATTGGCATTAACTGTTGTTGCATCCCCTCGTTAATCATTCCCATTTGTGCTGGTTGTGGTTCTTGTGGGATGGTGAAGAATAGTGGATAGCTATCTACCATTGATAATTTCTGAGCGAATAATTGATTTCTCCTAGATCTTTCATACATTAGCATTTCTAATGTTTTTACATAATGCTGAATTTTTTTCTTAATATCTACATCTGTCTTGTCTTTATAACTTCTCTCCTGCAAAGCTCGTAGGAAAATATCGTAGTAAGTGAGAAGGTCATCAAATAATTCTGGATCTGCTACTTCCTCTCCCTCAAGTAAAGAATCTAGTGCCGACCTAGCTGCGGTTGCCGCTATGGTTGCCTGGTCTTTATAGGCATCGTCTAGTCCTAGCTCTAACATCTGAACAATCTCTGGCCTCTTAAATACAGGATCATTCTGAGTTACAGCATTGAGGTCAATAATCGCAGAAATTTTTCCAGTTTTAGTATCAGGGAGAGAAGAAGTATTTTGGATTTTAATATCATAGACTTTGGAGAAATTTGCATCTTTTAAACTCTTTATTAAATAGGTGTTATCTTTTCCTAGAATGTGAACAGTTCTGTCATCGGATTCATCGTAGTATTGTGCCATCAATCCAAGCATCATCCGATAAGTTTTTCTAATTCTTTCTTTTCTTTTGGCAGATCCAATTGCCCCTCTTTGGGATTCCTGTTCATCTAAAAATCTTAGCGCTGAGTTTGCTGTAACGCCTTTTGGTGGCTCACCTCTGGAAATATCATAAACTCCTGCCATCTTGGTGATATAGCCTTCGAGTTTATCCTGGTAATTAAATATTTCAGCACCAGTTGGATTGGCCTGAACCAATTGTGGCGGTCTAGGCCCTGCATATTCTACAATTACAAAATCGTTATTTAGGGAGCTAACCGTACAGGCACCTTTAGGAACCATCCATTTAGGAGCAGATCCAATGCCATGATTCCGAGCAATGCCACTAGCAATATTATTAAAGTGTCTTTGCAATTGTTCAATATTAGAAATAAAAGAACGGCCCCAAAGCTCACCATACACATCAATATCAGTATCAGGGACACAAGGTAGCTCTCCATGATCATAGGGAAAATCTCCTTCATATAAAATCGCATCTCTTACAAATACCGTATATGCGCCCTCGCAAAGTTGTGCGGTTTTTCGGTGGTAATAGTGTTTGATACAAACGTAATTTGCATAATCCATTATCTTTGATGAATCATAGTCATAATAAAAATCAGTTTCAGCATCGGATGGGCGGATATCTTTTTTCTTATGTGGCCATCTTGCTTGGGCCTCAGATATATGCATCCACTCGATCCAGAACATATCGTTTACATCTTTCCATTTTGTTTTAGTTGGTTCAGGAAAAACCCTATCAGGCCCTAGGATAAAAACATCAACGTCACCAACTCTTATAGGTTCTTCAATATTCTTATTGGGAATATATTTTCCTGTCCCTTTGTCGATGACGGGGATCTTCATTCCAGCGTCTATCATTTTTTGATATGCTGGATGAAATGGCCCTAATTCTTTGTTCCAAAGTACGAACGTAAAAGAATGACCAAATGTATAAGTAACTCTATCGCCTTCAAGAAATAGACCATCTAAGTTTATCTCATCTGCCCTAGAATCTAGTAATAGTTTACATGATTTCGCATTGTTTATGTCGATTTGTGTGTTGGTTTGAGGGATTAAAGCAATCGCAACTTTATCCCTTGCTCTACTGGCGAGTTTGTTTTCTAGCATTTCATTGACGAAATTTATTACAGCTTTCGGTCTGCGAGAGGAAGAAATAGCACCGCTATCGTATTGGTCGTTGTTGGTACGGGAGGCATCTTTGGTATCCATGTTAGACCATTGGATTCCCTTGAATAGATTCATATACCGGCGATATATTTGCATCCGAGACTGTGACATCTTCACACGGGAATCAAATGCTAGGTTTAGCCAAATGAGATCTGTCATAGGTTGTGGCCATTGGTTCCCAGGGCCTGTGACTATTTTTTCTTTCCTATAAGCGTATGGTGGGACTTGATCGTAATCCCCTACCGATTCCGTGCTATTAAATTCATCAAATGAAGTTGAACTCATTTAGACTCCTTATCTTCTATCATTTCTTTGATATGCTCATACGCCTCAACCCTCCCTTCAAGAAAGGCCACTCTATCATGTCGAAGTTCATCGGCACTCTTAAGAAATTCTAAGTTAATCTTTATCGCTAACTCTATTTTTTCTAAAATATCTTTCATAAGTGTTGCTCGTCATCAGGATACATCTTTTTTAAGAATCCCTGGCCCTCGTCAATTTTTCCGTCACCTAATGGAACGTATTGTATTCTATGGGTGGACTTTGCCATTGCCCTAAGCTCGATAAATGCCATTATAGCTAATGGTAGCGAAACTACTGAAAATACTAAAGCGCTAATAGCGATTAATTGGTGGATTAACATCTACAAATTCCTCCTTAATTCTGCGAATCTTAACGCCCTTATCTGCCTCTACCACTACTGTAGTAGATGAACCTACATGGCGTAAATATCGGATAGTTATTTCCTCCCCATTGGGAAGAACTAATTTAATATGATTATGTGGTCTTATTTGTACTGTGAGTTTCCCTTTCACTCGTTCCCCTACCAATAGTATTCGCTTGTTATCATTTCAAACGGATCTAAATCATCATCACCCCTGGCATCTTGAGGTGTCAAGGGGAATCCTCGTTTGTCTGTTTTGTAAACAGGAATCTCACCTTCTTCGGTAAAATAATTATCGGCATTGAAGATATATCTT